TGAATATGTTCAAGAACAGCTTGCAGCAATAGTGCAAAAGCTATTTTTTAAGCGAGGCAAACGATGAATTACAGAAGTCTGTGCAGCTTTTACAAGGGCGAGAAGGAATGTCCCTTTGAAGCTGGGAATGGAAATGCGGGAAAGTTCTGGATGGCGGAACGGTTCGTGTGCGAGGAATACGCGCAGACCGTCGAGAAGCAGGTCGAGACCGATTTCTTCCGCATGGTCGCCGCTTATATGTGCAAGTGGGCGCCCTACAATTTTCCCGACCTGATACGCGACTACCTGTCGAAGTCCGATGCCGATGAAAAAATCAAGGCTCAAGTGAAAGCGATGTATCTCTAGTCTTAGGCGGCAGTAGGAGCCGCCTTCGGTCTCTTTTTTGCACAAAATATGATTTATTCACTTGAAAAAATCCGATTTTTACTATCTTTGCGCTCGGAGCCTTAGCTCAATCGGTTAGAGCGTCGGACTCATAAAAATTGTGGCACCAGCTTGAAAGAGTTGGATGCGAATGGGAAGAAATCGGTGAAACCTAACCAGCGGAAACGCTGCACGGCAACGCCGAGCCGAGCCAGGGGTACACTCCTGGAAGGTGTAGAGACTAGCGGAGCAGTAGAGCCTGCTTAATGACCGCGCAAGCCTCCCACGCCTAAACCCGCAAGGGCATGGCGAAGACATAGTCCACGGAGGTGCGAAAGCATCACGAACGTAAACCCGTTGGTTCCCGGTTCAAGTCCGGGAGGCTCCATTTTTAACCGCGTGTTCGAGAGAGCACGCTTTTTTTTTGGAGGATATATGAATTGTGTCAGTATGGACAGAGCTATGTGGGCTGGTGTACTTGCAGAAGCTGAAGATTGTCTAATTGGAGCTCGTTCAACTCAAATATCGATAAATGGAAACATTATAGGCAACGCTTCTAAACGCCTTCCCAAGACAATTCCAGAAGAAAGGGGCTGCTATGCTATTTGGGTTGATGGTGTGGTGCAGTATATTGGGAAAGCCGTAAAAATAAGAAGTAGATTGCGCCAGCATTTGATTTATCGTTCTCCAAAAACTGGTTCAAAATTCAACGATGTGATGCAAGCGCATAATGCAGGAAAAAAAATCTCTGTTTCGTTCATTTCGTTCGACCCTTCACAATTGAATGAGGCTGTGGAACAAGGTCTTATAAATAAATTAACTGGAGGAGTGAATAATCGTCTTCCCTGGAACAGCCAAGGCTGTAATTTGAATGCACTTTCCGATTGGATGAAAAAAGAATTTTCAAGAACGACGAAACCTGTTGATGCTCTTGTTTTAGCAACAAAATTTGACTCCGAATTCTATTCGTTTGATGATTTTGACCAAGTGCTTGCGCAACTTGTTACGCAGCGCTTTTTGAAAAAAATCACAGATGCGAGTGGAACGGTTTTTTATCAAAAGGTATAAGGCCTACAGTTTCTCCAGCTTTCCATTCTTGACGAAATAAATTTCAGTCCCGATGGATTTCCACTTTTGGGCGAAGCCTAGATACTTGGACTTCGCCTTTTCTGTTAGGTCGTAAGGGAACGTCAGCGACTCCACGCAATCGACCGTCACATCGCCGTGAAATTGCAGTTCAAGATAGCTGCTGATGTTGTCGCTGCGGAATTTCGTCATGTCGTTCGTCTGCGTTCCCTTCACTGGCAGCTTGCTTTCATACATGTCGTCGTAGGAAACCGCTTTCGGGTCGGTGACGAGACTGGGCTGGTATCTTTCGCTTAGGCTGTCGCCAGCCGTCCATGTGCAGGTCACTTTGTCCTTCTTGAAACGTACCGCGACATTTCCGTATTGGGTGGCGCGGTTGTGCGTCGTCGCCTCACGTAGCTTGTCATGGTCGAGAAGGTTGCCGTACTTTTCGTACTGCGAGATATTGAGCTGGTTCGCCTTTTCCGTTGAACCCAGGTCAAAGAGCTTGTGTGCTGCGGATAGTCTCAAATGGCTCTGCTTGATTGAACCGTCCGCGTTTAGCGACGGGCCGCTATATCCGCCGGAGCTTCCTGTCTCGAAGGTGTTTTTGAAATGGCTGTTGAAAACCTTTTCAAGCAGGTCGTCTTCTATGTGCATCCCCAAGTCGTGCTTCTGGAACAGCTCGCGCATCGTCGCCTCGATTTCTGCGGCGTGTTTCTTTGTCGCCGAGCCGTAGTAATGTCCCTTCTTATATTTCTCGATGGCTGTATCAAGATGTCCGAGCGTGGGAGGCAACTTGTCGCCCTTGAGGGCGCGAAGGTCGTCGATGCTAATGTTTGTCGAGAACGGGACGCTTGAGCCGGACTTGATGCCAGCCTTGATTTTCTTGAGGCGTTCGAGTCCTTCCTTGTATTCGATTTCCTTCCTTCTCGTTTCCGCTTTCTTGAGCAGTTCCTTGATTTCCGTTTTCGCGGCGTTGTCGCCCTTGGCGATAAGCGCGTCCATTTCGGTTGTGAGCTTCTTGAGGACTGCGGACTTGGGGTGGTTCTTGAGGAATATCTTGATGGAGTCCACGCGGCCAAGTTCCGTTTCCCAGTCGATGAGGCGTTCCACTTCGGCGAGAGCTTTCTTGTAAGCATCCTGTGCCACCTTCCAGCTTGCATACTTCTTGTGTTTTTCAACCCAGTCGATTTCAAATTCCAGGTCGTGCTTTTTGCCAGCGAGCGAGCTGCCCATGCCGTCGAGCTTCTTTCTTACGGATTCGTTGACGGTGATGGCGGTTGAATAGTCGAAGTCCCTTGCCGCCTGGAACGGGTCTGCAAGGTACGTGCAGCCCTTCAATGTGTCCAGACTCGTTTCGAGCTTTCGGGAGAGCTTTTTCATGTCGCTGTACGCCTGTTTGCCGCCCTTCTGCAAGGCTTTTTCCAGTTCGCCCATTTCGGGTAGGCCCTTGATGCCGTTCGCGTCCTGCAAAAGCCTGTGCGCTGTCTGTCGCGTATCGAGTCTTTCCTGCAATTCCTTGCGAATTGCTGCGACTTCCTGCGAAGTCCTGCGGGAATGACGTTGTTCGGCGGCTTCCTTGAGCCTGCGCCTTGACTTGCGTTCGTCCCAGCGCTTCTGAATGTCCGCGATTTCCTCGGCGCTTCGGGCATGGCGCTTTTCCGCCGCCTGTTCCAGCCTTTGACGGCTCAAAAGCTGCATTTGCTCGTTTTTGAGCTGTTGCAGCTGTTTTTCCTGTTCGGCGATAGATTGTTCCACCTTGTGAAGGTTTTCGCCCGTAGAAGCCTCTGTACGCTGTTCTGCGCCCTTTTCTTGTTCGGGACGTTCCTTGACCTCGTATTTTCCGTCGATTTCGGGGTCCCAGGCGACCATGGAGCAGCGGCACTGAAAATCCTCACCCGGATTTCCGTGGAACATCGAGGCGGTTCTTTCCTTTTCGACCAGTCCGTCGGGCGTTTCCTCGTAATAGACATTCGGATTGTCCAGGCTACAGATGAGACCGTTCAGATGTGTGTGCGTTTCCCTGTCGCGACCATCCAAGGTCGTGAGCCATACATAGTAGCGGATGCCCAGCTGCTTGTACGTCGAAATGCTCGCGGCGGAATTGAGCTTGGCGGTCTCGGTTCTCGCGATGAGTTCTGCACGGTGTTTCGTTTCGACGGGGAGCTTGGCGCGGATGGCCGCTTCCAGTTCCCTCTTGTTCCAGCCCTTCATCTTCGCCTCGGTGGCGATGCGGGAAATGTCCGCCTTGGCGTCGCTCTCCGCGCTGATGCAGAGCTGCTGGAAGTTCTTCTTCCAAGCCTCGAAAATCTCGTCTTTCGCTGGTGGCGGGAAATAGGGCTGTCCGACGGTCATTTTGGCGTACTCGCTGAAATTCCAGCCGTTCTTGACGCCGACTGCATCGGCAAGCGTGGAAACCTTCTTGACAAATTCGGGGGGCAGCTCCGCAGTGGCTTTCGTCAGGTCGTCAATGTCATCCGTGAAGCCTCGGAGCGCAAGCTGGATGTTTTCTTCCAGGGCGCGAAGAAATTCTTCCCGCGTTGTGCGTTCAAGGTCCGCCTCGATGGCGCTGGGATAGAACTGGTGCGCGTTGAACACGGGCCTGCGTCCGCGTTTCTTCTGTCCGAGCCGTTCCACGTTCTTGACGAAATTTACGAAGCTGCCAGCCATGTTCTAGTCCTTTACGGAAATGTCCCAGGAATGTCCGTTCTTGAAGATTCCCTCGCGGATGCTCAGCTCGTCTATCGCACCCATCTGATAATAGATGTTGAGCATTTCCGCCTGCATCTTCATTGCTTCGAGCTTTTCCTTTACGGACATTGTGGTAACGGCGCCCCATTCAAATTCAGAACAGACGATGCCGCAGTTCCTTTCAGAAAGTTCGGCAATGAGCGAACAAGCGGGGCGGTAGATGTAGCGGGAACGCCAGCTTTCCACAAGTTCCGCGTATGCCTTGGAGTCGCCCTCGTTCGTCTGGGCGAGTCCAGTCGCGCTTTGGCCAAAAAGGATGCTCACGGGGATTCTCGAATCCGCGCAGACGAGATTCATCGCCTTTTGGAGAACCTCGGGCAGTCCCGCGAAGTTGTGGCTTAGGATTTGGAACTTGTCGTTTGCGCCGGAGAATACGCCACGGAACGAACTCATTGAAACCTTTACGAGGCTTATGAGCTGCTGTGCGTCCTGTATTCCGCAGTCGGGCTTGGAAAGCATTTCGTTGAAGCCCTCAAGCGAGAAAAGCATCACTCCCGTTTCCGTCGCCATGTTGACGATGGACGCGACGACGTTCGCGAGGTTCTTCAAGCTCTGTTCGCACGCTTTCAGCGCAGGCATACCGAAGAACCTTTCCCTTATGGGTATTCCATCGAGAATGTCGGGGACAATCTTTCCGTGAATGACGGTGCAGCGCGACGGGTGTATCTCGATGCGTTTGTTATCAAGAAGGACGACGCGGTAAACCTTGGGCGTGTCGCCCTGGAAATCTGTCGGCTGGAACTCCACCTTGCCAGCGCTGTAAACCCGGTACTGCGAAATCTTGCGATTTGAAGGTGACGGGCGCTTGAGCTGTTCAATGTCGTACTCGTTTTCGTATTCCGAGACAATCAGGGCGCCGCCCGTGAGACGCTGGTATTCGCCAGCGAGCTGTAGGGCCTCGAAAAGCCCGACGGCGGAAGCCTCTTTGAAAACCTTGCCTGAACTGTCGCCAGTGATGGTGACGGGTTCCTTGAAAGCTGTTTCGGGGACGCACT